AATAAGTATTGAGAATCTGAAACTTGCCGACGATAAAGCCAGGCGTGGCAAATCGGGTAACTATGGAGTGCGAAAGCACGACAAAAACAGAGATGAAAATATACTGAAATTGCACGAATTATTAAAATGCCAGCAATTTCAATGCTCTGAATACCGCGTGTTTACTATATATGAGCCTAAAGAGCGCGTTATATATCAGCTACCTTATTATCCCGATAGAATTGTGCATCATGCAATAATGAACGTGTTGGAGCCTATTTGGTGTAAAATATTCATAAGAAACACTTTTGCATGCATAAAAGGCCGTGGAATACACGATGCAATGAATCAGGCAAAGCGCATGTTGAAAGATGTTGAAGGTACAAAGTACTGTCTTAAAATAGATGTGCGAAAGTACTATCCAAGCATTAGCCACGATGTACTGAAGGCAGTAGTAAGGCAAAAGATAAAATGTACTAAAACGCTTAAATTACTCGATGAAATAATAGGCAGTGCGCCTGGTGTTCCAATCGGAAACTATTTGAGTCAGTATTTTGCTAATTTGTATCTGGCGTATTTCGACCATTGGATTAAAGAGGAATTAAAGGTAAAGTATTACCTGCGATATGCTGACGACATGGTATTTATGGCTGCTGACAAGGCCGTGTTACACGGTTTGTTGATACAGATAAATCACTATTTTACAGAGCATCTGAATGTGGCAATAAAAAGTAATTTTCAGATATTCCCGGTCGAAAGTCGCGGTCTTGATTTTGTTGGATTTGTATTTCGTCATTCGCACACAAGAATGAGAAAGAGTATAAAAAGGAATTTTGCACGCAGGCTTAAACTTATTGAAAAGAAAAACTTAACGGACATAGAATACAAACAGCAATTGTGTGGGTGGCTCGGTTGGGCCAAACACTCCGATTCGAGACATTTTTTAAAAAAGAATATAAAACAACAGCATTATGAAAGCATCTTACAGTCAGTTACCAGCCCCGTTGGAGCAAATGCCCGAAGGGCACACTAAATTTAGATTCGACATAGTTCAGGTCGAAAACGGGGACGCCCCCTCGTTCGAATGCAGGGAGGTAGATATACACGGAGCGGTCACTCCTGAGAAAGTGATAGCGTCCGCTATTGCAGAAAAATGGGGTAACGGCATTGAACAAAAACTTATCAATGATTACAATGAGTTCAAAGCAGGCCTGTCTGAAGACATAAGCGCGGAAGCTACGTATCTGGAATTCCTGTCTGCTCGTAAGGATTTAAAAGAAAGTATTCACCAATTAATACCCATGTAAAATGAAAAAGATCATAAACTGGTTCAAAGTCAGAAACGATAAGCAAAAACACCTGCTTGTAGGGTTTGCGCTTGGCTTCCTCTACTTTCCTTTTGTGTTCGTATGGGGCGTGAACGAAGCGCTTATAGCAAACCTTATTGCCTCGAGTTTAATATTCATAGGAAAAGAGGTGTATGATAAGTACAAACCAAATGCTACAGGCTTTGACAAGGTGGATCTGTTTGCGGATTACCTCGGTTGGGGGGTTGGCGTGTGGCTCAGTTAAGTACTTATAGTAATACCTATTCACTTTATATTTAGATAAGCTTATGTTTGAAGGCACAAAGAAGTTATTAACCAACAATACAGGTTACTCCATTAAGAACTGGTTTCTATATGGAGTAACTATTGTAGGAATCTTACTATTACTAATAGTAGGGTTTGTCTTGATATGGGATGTATTGAAAGATGGAACAGTTAGTAGTAATATTTCAGACCTTGCGACTTTCATAGGGTCAGTTGCTGCTTTATTCACTGCTGCTGGTTTACCCAAGATAGTGGGTGATATTATGGAGAAGAAAGTTAATGGTAAAAAACAAAAGCAAAATGAAGAATCGCATTAAAATTATTTTTATAAGCCTAATAGCTTTAGTAATAGCATTAATTGGTTTTTTTGCCGGTAGAGCAACAGTAGAAAAAGAAATAAAGTATGTAAAAGGTAAAACTATTACTGATACAATTTATCAGGAACAATTAGTTCCATATGATTCAGTAATACCAAAAAAACCATTTCTACCACTGAAGCCTGATACACAATATGTAGATACTGGTAAAACTATAATTAAAGAGATAGTTATGAAAGTAGATACATCAAAAATTATTGCTAATTACATTACGCTTAATAAATACAAAAAAGAATTATTCAATGATGATAATGGATCGCTTTATATAGAAGCACAAGTTCAGTATAACGAACTAAGAAAGGTTGGATATACATTTACACCAATACAAAGAGAAGTTGTCAAAAAACGAATCATAGAACCATTTATCAGTACATCTTATAATTCATTTAAGTTTGTAGAAGCCGGTGGTGGAGTATTTATAAATAATTTTGGAGTAGAAGCAAAGTATGTAACAGATTTTAATAGAAATGGTTTTGAGGTTGGAATAAAATACAAATTCTAATGAAAAACAAAATGAACAACAAAAAATGTTGAAATGAAAATTAATGTGTAGGGTAGCATAAAGTTATCCTACACTAACTGTTTTATAAGCTATGAGTCAAAAACTTACATATTTAGGAGATGTATTAGAAAATCATCCGGAGTTTATACCAGACTTTGATAAGAATTTTCTTACGAGAGATTTTATACGAACAAAACGTTTTAGTCCTGTTGTATATGATCCAACGCAAAAGATGCCAGAAAGAGATCATCCGGAATATGAGGCTTGGTGGCAAGAACAATACAGACGATGTATTATGGGATATGTTGTACCTAATGCTACACGTCGAGGTCATTCAGTTTGGATTCCAGGTCGTTTGTATTTCTATTTGAACTTTTGGATTATCTTTGCTATGCTTGATAATGGAGAACGTAAAGATAAACGTAATCCAAAGTTCACTTCATTAGACTATTTTAAGTTCATGGTTATTGAACTTATGTTCTACATGAAAGAAGATAATATGTTTCCTAAATCACGTCAGAAAGGATTTAGTGAATTTGGAGCTTGTCTTATTGCTTATAATTTTATATTTCTTCCCGGTTCTGTAAATGTTATTGTAGCAGGTCAGGGTGATTATGCTGAAAAAACAATGCAAAATGTTATTACGGGTCTTGATAACCTAAGTAATAGCGAATTCTATAAACAGCGTAAGCCTAATAGACAAGACTACATGAAAGCGGCATATACTGAACAATGGGAAGATGAAGAAACTGGTGAAAAACGAGTACTTTACAAAGGTTTTGGTTCAGAAGTATATTGCATTACAGCCAAGGATAATACTCAGGCTGTTTCTCGTTTGTCTCCATTTTTTATTTTATATGAAGAGATTGGTAAATGGAAAAAAGGAACACTTAAAGAAACATCAGAGTTTGTTAAGCCATCTCTTAAAGCAGAGGGACATAAATTAGGTTATCAGCTTTTTATTGGTACCGGCGGTGATATGGATGAATCTGTAGCTGACGTACAAGAAATGGCATATAACCCAAAAGCTTTTGGATTACTCGGGTTTCCTAATATATGGGAAGAATCAGAAATAATAAATACCGGTCAAGTAGCTGCATTTGTTCCATCGTATGAGTTTGAAATTATAGATGAAGATGGCAATAGTCTTATTGAAGAAAGTAAAGCTTCTATTATGGCTGAATGGGCCGAAAAGAATAGTACTGAAAGATATAGAGCTATGACACAAAAACCGTTTTACCTAAGTCAGATGTTTATGATGACTTCTGGTGGTTTTTTTGGTGAAGAAGCTTTGATACGATTAAATGACAAAAAACGTCAGATTCTTACTGATAAATCTCAACAAATATCATTTAGAGCACGTATAGAATGGATTGATGAAAAAGATTGGGGTAAAGGTGTAGAGATGTTTCCTGATGATGAGGGAGAATATATTATACAACAAAGACCTGAAACAGACAAAAACAAACAAGTATATACAAATCTTTACAATGCCGGTACCGACTCTTATGATAAAGATGAAAGTAATACATCATTCTCAAAAGGAAGTTGTACTATTTATAAGCAAGTTCTTGATTCACATCACACAGGTAATCATTGGGTAGCAAGAATTACACAGCGGCCATCAGAAGAAGATGGTGGTTCTTATAAGTTTTATGAGAATACAATAAAGCTATGTATTTATTATGGACACTGTATGAATACTATAGAATACAGTAATATCCTTATCTTTGATTACTATAAACGAAAAGGTTTTGAGTACTTGCTTGAAGAAAGACCATCAATGGTTATAAGTCAACGAGTAGAAGATTCACAAGCTAATCAAAGATATGGTGTAGAACAATCATTTATTCCCCATGGTCTGAATATGCTTCGTGACAGATTAAAAGCTGATAATTATGCTATTATTGATAATATGTACGATTTGGAAATGATTGAAGCTTTTGCTAAATTTAAAAGACAAAAAGGCTACAACTGTGATATTACTATCAGTTGTGCATTAAATATTATATCATCAACTGAAAATGAAGAATTGGGTGTTTATTCATCCGAAGATGAAGATGATGATGATTTCGGTGGTTATAAAGAAAATAGTTTTGGACAAATAAATTGGAACTAAAATGGATGATAAATTCAAAAATGCAGAATTGATAGAGATAAAACACAAAGTAAATGAAATTATTTCTATTGCTGTTTCCGAATCATCAGAAGAAATAAAAAATGATTTGGAAAATTGGAGTATTTATAATCGTAAGTACAACAACACAAAATTTAATTACTTAACAAAAACAGAAGGATTTACTTATCCGGCTAAATTTAGAAATGTAGGTCAGGAAATAATAAGAAGTAAACTTAATCTTCTTGAATCAAGACAACGTAGACGTGAGTTTAGATTTAAGGCCATAGCTATGGATGAACGTTCATTAGAAGAAAAAGTAAAAAATAAAATAAAAGCGTATCTAAAAACTACATCTCAGATGTATGAAGAGCGAAACAAGCTTATAGAGTTCGAAATTCAGAAGATAAATGATCAATTGAGCAACATACAGTCTCAACTGGAGATACAGCCGGAAAACGAACAAATGGCTGCTCAATTAGAAGAATTACGTGCCAATTATCCAATGATAAACTTTGAACTTCAAAAAATGATACGTTTATTACAACGTGAACAATTTGAAGTAAATGAGTTTAATCAAAAATTACAATACAATTTAAGATTTACTGAACAAGAGATTATAGAACAAATAGCAAATGCTTCTATAAAAGCTTCTATTCAAAAAGATGATCTTATTGAAAGTTGGCTTGTTGCATTTAGAGAGAAATTAGTAACCGGTAAACCATCATTTCTTGTTTATTATGATACAAGAGCTGAAAAAGTAGTATTTAAACAAGTAGATTCAAAAGATGTATTCTATTCTCGTGGTGGAAGTAATAAATGGACAAATAAAGGTGAATGGTGTGCAGTACGTGAAACAATGGATTACTCACAGATTGCATCTGAATTTGAACTTACTGATCTTGAACATAATCTTGTAAAAATGAACTTTGAAGGTAATTATGAAGGTATTCGTAATTATTTTGGTAACTCAGCAATTTTTGATCCTGTTGATGGTAAATCTTTCAAAGCAACAGAAGTATGGCGCGTATGGTATAATTGCCCGAGAGATGTATATTACAAAATATCTCCAAATAAACATCATGAACAATCATTTTATAATATCATTGATAAAACCGCTAAATTAAAACCTAACGAAAAGAAACGTAAAATTACTGTATTTGACCAATATTATTGTGTTGTAATTGGTGGTAGTATTTATATTAATTACGGTAAAAATAATGCTGTGTTTAGACAAGTAGATGAACCTGCTCTTCCTCAATTACCACTTGTTGCCAGGACACACAATAAAATTTCTGACAAACCATATTGTCCTATTGATAGAGTAAAAGACCTTGCTGACCTTTACAATATTGTAAACTATAAACAGGAAATGACTATTGCTCTTGCAGGTGTAAAAGGTATGATAATGGATAAGTCTCAAAAGCCTGAAGGTTGGACTACTGAAAAATGGATGTATTATCGTAAGCTTGGTACTATGTGGATTGAAACAATGAAAAAAGGTCGTAAAGTACCGGCTTCTTTTAATCAATTCCAAAATTACGATGATGGATTATCAGAATCAATACAGTGGTATGATAAGATAAAAAACAATATTGAAATGCTGATAAGTAAAATAATGGGTGTTACTCCATCAGCAGAAGGACAATTTGATTCAAAAGTTCCTGTTGCTAATGTAAAAATGTCTAATGAGCAATCATCATTAATAACTGAGTTTTTGTTTCATGATAATGATATTGTGTTTGGGAAAGCTCTTGAACTTATGCTAAATCTTAAAGCACAGTATGAATGGAATAAAGGAAAGGTAATGAACTATCTTGACAAAGACCTTGAAGAAACTCTTATTACAATTCCTGAAAATCTTTTGAATAAAGCAAACTTTACTATGTACACAAGTAATAATATCAAAGAAGATACAATGCTTGAAGATGTAAGGCAAATTGCTATTCAATCATGGGCGCGACAAGAACTACCATTACAGGCACTTGTTTCAATATTTAAAATTGATGATTTGAAGCAAATGGAAGAGAAGCTAATTATGTATTCTAAAAATGCCGAAGAGTTGAAAACACAAAATGCTATGGCAATTGATGAAAACAAAGCTAATCTTGAACAAAAAACAGCTCAATTAAAGGCTCAAATAGATATGGAGATAGAACAGTTCAAACAACAAGCCGAACAAGCCAGATTAGAACTTGATAAAGCTATGTTTGAATTTGAACAGCAAAAATTTACTGTAGAGCAACAATACAAAGAAAGAGAACTACAAATAAAATCAAATCTTGATATATTAAAAGTTAGCTCTGAAAATGATATTGAATCAGCATATTTGGAAGAGGAAGGTCGTAATAACAGAGTTATGGAAATTTTAAAATCTTATGAACTTAAAATCAATAGTATATTGCAACAATTAGGTATTGAAGCAAACGAAATACAATCTGTAAGAAAAACAAAAGTTGATTTAGATAAGAATATGAGAAATAAAAACAACATTAAAGACAATTAATTGAAAATCTTTATATATTTGCAGTGTAAATCTTTTAAAAAACAAAAAGTATGTATTTAGAAAAAGTACAAGGAATGGTTGATATCATTCAAGACAAAAGAAGAAAGTTAGTAGCAACTTTGCCTAACACAGAAGAAAACAGAGAACTTCCACAAGTTGGAAAAGTTTATGAACCGGGTAAAACTGGTATCAGAGTAAAAAAAGGTTATTTGTTACTTGATGTGATAAACGTTCCAAAAAGGAAGTTTGCTATTCAAATCAAAGATAACCAAACTTCGGTATCTGACTTTTTAGGTGTTCATCCACTTGTAGGAGTTGTTTATGAAGTTTACGAAAAAGAAGAATTTTTTAAAGTAGGTGATGTTGTGTTACTTTCACAGTCGGTTTCTCGTCCAGGTGGTATTCAATCAGTTGTAACCAATGGTTGTGTTGCTCAATTGGTACATGAAGGAGATATTTTGTGTGTTGATAATAATCTTACAAAATTTGAATAACTATGCATTACTTAAAGTATTTATATCCGTTATTAGATGAAGTTGGTAGTTCAACAGCCGGTGGTGATGATAATACAGCCGCAGATATTGCAGCTAAATTGTCATCTCCTGATAATGGAGATAGCGATGAACCCGATAATGATAGTGATGATGATGATTCTTCAAATACAAAGGATGACAAAAACAAACCACCAGTAGTAGCTGATGATTTTAAACCAAGTCCTATATGGGATGTGTTTAAATCTAACGCTGAATTCAAGCTTCCTGAAGGACTTAATAAGGATAATGAGAGTGAACTACTCGAAGCTCAACTTAAAGCTAAATATGGTTCTTCAAATGAAGATTTACACCCATTAGCAAAACAGATAAATGAGCTTGCAAAACAGAATCCAAATCTAAGTATTAATGATTTGGTAAATGATGTTCAGTCAGATTTTATTGATATTAGTAAAATGAGTGTTGAAGATCGTATTTCTTTTCATTTGAAAAATATCTATGGAGATTATGATGAAGAAAACAACAAAGATGGCATGACCGATGATGATATTAAAGAATATATCGGTAAGCTCACAAAAGTTGAAAAGAACGAACTTTCACGTCAGATTGAAGAATCTGTAAATGCTTATAATCAGAAAATCATTGCTGATTATGAAGAAAAACAAAAAGAATCATTTGCAGCAAATTATGATAAGGTAATTGCTGAAAATGAAAAATTCGTAACTGAAATTAAAAACAAAATATCTTCTGTTGATAAGATATTTGGTATTCCTGTCAGTCAGGAAGATCATGAAGCTTATCTGGAAGAGTTTAAACAGTTTATTACTCCAAATAAAGAAACAGGTATCAGAAATATTGATTTAGTATTGTCAGACGATGTTAATCTGTATAAGATATTTGTTGCACTTGTGAAGAATGGAGAAGGAAAGGTATTGGAAACAATTACTAAAGGTCGTGAATCTACAAAGGAAGAGTTATTCAAGAAATTGGGTATATCTCCTAATTTTAGTAGTTCAAGAGACAAGAGTGATCGAATGGATGATCCAGAATCAATTGTAAATGCTCTGAGTCAACCTGAACGATAAAAAATTCAAATTTCTTCAAATTACAATAAAATGAGAATTATTCCTGGAACTCCTAAAGAGTTTGCTAATGAAACCCCTACTACCCATCATTTGGGTAAATTCTTAGTATCAAATCCTGAAGTATTACCACATGTAACTACTTTATTTGAAAGTGATACTACTGCATTTTCTTCTTTGCTTGCGCGTCGTAATATGCTCAATACAAAAATCGGTGTTGATCCTTCTACTTCCCGTTATCGCGTTGTAGGTAATCGTAAGGTTACTTGGAAAGTAAAAGGTTATCCTGAACGTAAAGTGCGTATTATCGGTCTTTATGGTCATGCTGGATTTAAGTGTGATGCTTATCCTACTCAGCCGGGTAAATACCAAACTGTCATTGAAGTATATGCTGATAGTAACTGGATTTCTCCTCGTGAGGTTGTAGAACTTGCTGACAATCAGACACAGGTATATAACTTTGATTCAAAAGTTCCTGAAGAAGTAGAAGCTGGTGTATGGTTGTATCGTTTCAAAGTTGTAACAAATGATCCTACCGAATTTGTAAATCCAACATTGCTTGGTATCGGTATGGAAATGTCAGTTCTTCATACTGCTTACGAAGAAGCATCTGAAACCGCTTACGAAAAATACACTTTTGACGAATCTGCTTATGCTCATATGACTATTCAGCGTTTGAAATGGTCTATTACCGGTTCTGCTGATGAGTATAAAGCAAATGCTGTTTGGATGGAGCACAATGGCGCAAAAGTTTGGGCTACAAATGCTCAGATTGAAATGCTGAAACGTGCTTCTTTGTATCGTGAACGTCAGATTCTTTTTGGAAAATCAACTGTTACTGCTGATGATAAGATCATTTTGAAAACAGTTGAGGGCTTTGAGGTAATGAATGGTGATGGTCTGTTGAACCAGGGTGATGGAGCATGGCGCCAACCTTACAATGAACTTACCATTAAAACTCTTGAAAATATCCTCGAAAATATTCAGCTTTATGGTGGACAATGGGGTATGGAAGTAGCTATTGCTTGCGGTCGTCAGTTCTACAGCAAATTTTCTAACCTTATGCGTTCAGTTGCCGGTATTGACCCGAAAGTTGTTGAAGGTACTGGAAGTAAAAAAGGTATTGACCTTGATTACGAATACTTCAAATTTGGTGGTGTGAAACTTATTCCGACAATGATTCCATGGATGGATTCACCAATGCGTGCATCTTTAATTGGTATTGATGGAACACGTAACAATTCTCATAATGCTATTTTCCTTGCAATGGGTGAAATTGAATCCGGTAATCCTACTATTGAGCTTTTGCAGCTTGGTAAACGTGGATGGTTAGAGGGAGAAGTAAACGGTATCAATAAAGGAGGTGATATGGCCAACTCTGTCGATGCACGTCATCACCATGTATTGTGGGAAACCGGTGTTGCATTGAAAGACATCAATGGTATGGCCGAACTCTATCGTCCTGCTTATCTTTAATTATTAATATTTTATTTATTACAAGTTATGGCAAAGAAAAACGAATTGGAAAGCACCTTTATCGAAGTTAAGGTATATGGTGTATCTAAGAAATGGAAGGTAAAGCCGTTTTATAGCTGTCCTGCTTACGATCAACTTACAGGTAAGTATCGGACTGGACAAGAAAATATGAGTCCTGAAAAACTGGCAAAAGAACCATTTATTATTGATCCTTTGAAGAACATTATTATTCGTGATAATGATACACTTCGATTGGAGAAAAAGAATGGTGAGTTTGTAACATCAGCAGATTATACGAAGTATCGCTATATGCTTCAACTGCCTGAGATTGCAAAATCAAAAGAAGATGTAAATTCACAGCATTATTTCTACTTAGTAAACAAAGAAGCAGAAGCCGAAAAAACTGTTTCTATTGGTAAGTTGAAAGCTAAAGCTTATGAATACATGACAAACGTTGCTACATTATCTGATATGCGTGACATATTGTTTTATTTAGGTGAAAACGCTAATAACTTTACGAGCAATCTTGCTGAAGCTTATCTTTACAATAAGTGTGATAAAGAACCTCAAAAGGTTATTTCATACTTTGAAGATGATAACAATGCACGTATTGTATTTGTAAAGAAATGTCTTTCAGCTAAATTTCTTACTCGTAGTGTAAGTAATTACATTATGTTTGGACAAACAATTTGTGGTGCCAATGAAATTGAAGCTGCTTCATTCTTGTATAATGATAAGAATAGTGTAATTTACAATCAACTTTATGATCAGTTGAGTAAAATTGAAGGAAAAAATTAATATATATGGGCCGACAGTATAAACAATTGTATAAGGAGTTTCTTTCTAATGTAGGCAAACATAGAGTTGGAACTGTAATACCTGATGAATTTGCATTAATTTTCAACGTGTCTGTTGAAGAGGTATTGACAAATAAGTTATCAGTTATGGGAGTTAATAAGAAGATAACAGATGACTTACAGTCATTGACAGCTTCTTCTAACAATGTTGCTATGACAATAGATAATACTGAACTTTACCGTTGTTTTACTGTCGCACGTCCTACTGGTTGTAGACGTATTAAATCTTTACGTGTTGTTCTTGATAATAAATACAATTCACGTTGTGTTTATTTAGAGCCTCATAGAAAGAACATTGTTCTTGAAAGTGTATTTGATAAGCCAACGATTAAAAGATGCTACTATGAAGAGATAGTACAGTCAAACAACCTTTATATCCGTGTATTTGTTCCTACTATTACTCAAACAGCTAAAATGTATTGTGATTTTTACAAAGAACCTACTTTAGTCAGTGCAAGTGATGTCATATCAACTAATGAATGTCCGTATTCTAATGAGATGTGTACCGATATAATCAATGTTGCATCAAGGATGTGTATTGAACGGAACCAAGATGGAAGGTATCAGACGTTCGTTAATGAATTAAGACAAAAACAAAACAATCAATAAATTTTTCTATTATGTCAAATATTATAAGAGGTCCACAGGACTATTTATTAAACAGTGTTACTGGTGCTGAAGTCGGCATGTATGTAAACTCAAAAGGAGCTAAGGTTCTCGTATTGAAAAAACTTGGTATTGAAATACCAGCAAGTACCGGAACCCGCGCGGTTATCAATGAAGCTGTAACAGGTTCAAAACAGAAAATTGATCTTACTTTAGATTGGCTGTGGAATGGAGAAAAAGAATATACTTTTGAAATCTTCGTAACACGTCATCCGAACTTTTCCGGTTTTACCAATGATGTTATTCCTCGCGAAGTAGGTTATCAGTATAAAATGAAAGCATTTACTACTATCGAAGCAGGTACTTTGAATGATGCTGATACAAATACCATTTTGGCCGGTTTGAAAGCTGCCATTGATGCCGATGTACAGCGTACCAAAAATGCTGTAAATTCTGGTGCTTTTGTAACTGCTACTGTAACCGAACAAGATGGTGATGCTACACCAGATCCTATTGTTGGTAAACTTACTTTGGAAGCCAAAACTGAGCAGGTAATGTTTTCTGTTAAGCCTGTTGACTTTGCACAGACACAGGTTACTGCTTTCCGTAAATCAACACTTACTTATGACGACATGGTTCGTTTGTTTGGTATTCGTGCGAAAGACGAAGGAATGTACCCTGATAATCTTCCAACAAAAGGTGTTCAGTACATGAAAGTTGTCATTACTGCCCGTACTGAAGGATATGATAATGTTGTTGCTTCAGGTCAGATTACCCGCGAACAGGTTTATAATCTTTACATGCCGGCTACAGCAAAAAGTGCTCTTGAGTTTGCTACAGTAACTGATGCTACTACAAATGCAAACAGTATGGCTGATACAGTTGCAACAAAAGCAAAATCATTTAAAGATTACCTTGTGTATCTTTGTGGTGCTGGAAATGTAACAGACAATTAAGAATTAATTTAATAATAACAAAAGGGTAGGTAGGTTGGAAACTTTACCTGCCCTTTTTTACTTTATAATCAAAATGAAAAATATAGAAAATTTAATCAGAGTGTTGAGTAAGAGTGTAAATATCTTAAATAAAAGAATAAAAATTTCTTACGAAAGATGTTTTTTGGATTCTGGTGAATATATATTAAATGATACTATTTCAAGTATTATATCCAAAGAACCGGATAGTAAATTATTATTGCCTTCAAATCCAAAACTTGGTGATTATTATATAGTAGAAAATACAACAAGTACAAGTATTAATATTAATTCAGTTATTGATATAAGTGGTTTTCATAATTCTTTTATGAAAGAAACTGGAGTAACAACCGGAGATGATTTTGTTATTGCTGGTAAAAGCACTTATAAGTTTACTGCATTAAGTGAATATAATAATAAAATTGTATGGAGAATTGAAATAGTTGGTGTATCTATTAACTGTATTGTTGATGATTATGCTTATGATAATGTTCTAACTTTTGCAGATTTACATAATAAATATGGATATAGGCATATAATAGGATTTAAAGTATATTGTCCAAATATTGTTACAGGTGGTAAATGTTATACTTTAATTGACAATATTGTAGAAACATGGGTTTCGGAATCTATAACAAAAATCATATAATTTATGACAACACTTACAGCAATAGTAGAATCTATAATGAAACAGATAAAGCCACATTTGACAGATGATGTTGATATTAGTGAGCTTTGGATAAAAGAAGTTATACATCAATCGAGAGCAGCGCTTATTAATAAGAAGTTTCTATCCGGAGAGTTATTCAATAATTACTATCAGGAATTAGAAATTACAACTTCTTTGTTGACTGGTATTACTATTGGAGATTTACATATGCCATTTGATAATGTATATGCTGTTTCTGAAATACCGGTATTACTTCATAAAGCCGGAAAAAGAGCAATAGATTATTTTGGAAATATTGGTATGTCAACAAAGCATATTGATTATGTAGAGTTCAATGAATTTATAGCATACGATATGCATCGTTTTGGATCTACAGAAACGTGCTATACAATCCGTTCTAATAACGTAATGATACGCAATGCCAACGGTCAGGAGAAATGGCTTATGCGAGCTTTATTTGCAGTACCAACGGATGTATTAGGATATGATGAAGATACCGACCGTTATCCTATTGATGATAGTGATTTGCGTTCTCTTGAGATAATTACTTTTCAGCATATTGCTCCAAAGCTTGGTATGCCTATTGATTTACTAAACAATGCAAGTGATGAAACAAGGAACGCACCTGTAACACAACAAGTAAAACAATCTGAACAAAATGAAGAACAATAATAATCCGGTTACAAAAAATGTTCAACTTAAAGATGTAAATGTAATTGGTAAAAAGAAAGAGGTTACTCCTATTATTGTAAGTGATTCTAACGACCCAAGATTAAAAGCTTATAATGATAGTTTACGATTATATTTAAATAGTGTTCGTGGGGAAAACGCAAACAATAAGTATTTTGATTTTGCCTCTACTAAAAATAGTCCTTTACTAAGTGAATCTGAAATAGTTAGGATAACTAAAAAGATTAATCCTAATGAAGAAGATTGGGAAGGTCGTTCAGGAAGAATAAGTAGAGGGAGATTTAAAACAGAAATGCGTGATGGGAAAGTGGTAAGTGGCAAATGGGAGAAACAAGATAATATATCAAGTATCAAAAAAGATAAAATTAAGCCTATAGGATATAAACCAGAATTATATACAGATTATGATATACAAGGTAGACCTGAGAAATTTAATAAAAATAATTTATATGATTATATAGCAATCTATAAAAAACCGGTGCAACCTATAGTTTATCAAAAACCACATCCTCTTCAAACAAATGAGCCAGTAAAATTAAAAACAATAGATCAAGCCTGGGTTCCTGTTGAAAATACTATTGTGTATGATGTAAATGGTAAATCTACTTATTCTACTTCTGATAAAATGCCTGATTTATTTCCTGAATATAATGAATTAAAAAAAGCTGGTTCTTCTGAAGAAGTTATCAATGCAATATTAAAACAGAAATATAATCTTCGATACTATGGTAAAACATTAAAGCCTTCTGCTGAAACACAAAATTTGTTAGAAAATAAATTATATAAATCAGGAAAAAAAACAATAGTAAGCAATGTGGTTAGTAATTAAAGATACAGTAAATATAAACGGAAAAATATTTCATTCCGGAGTATCATGGGAAACATGGCGTACAGTTGGTTTTAGTACCAATGAACATGAGTTATGGAAAGAATTTAATAAGAACGGTGAGAATTATGTTGGTTTATCTTGGGAAGAGTTTAAAGAAATAAAGCGTTTAGGCTATGAATTAGTTGTAAATGGTGTTCCATACGTTATTGATGGAGATAATGCCATAATGAGCAGCAAAATGACTTATACGGATAATATTTCAAGAGCTGACCAGATAGCAAATAAATACCATGATAAAACAAAAGATTATTATAAAAAAACAAAAGAAGTATTAGGTATTGATATGACACTAAATCATTCTCCTCAATATCGTGATGGTGTTAATCCAGCCAAGGATAAAAATGATATCGAATAATGAAAGTTTTTAGACGTAAAAGTAAGATCAATAAGATAGTCCCGTATGTGGAAATAAAAGAATGTGATTACAATGATATAATACATTCTGAGAAATACTTTAAAAGAAAAGAGCCGTATATTGAAAAGGTTTTACGACCAAGATTACAGCATATTACATTTAGTGTAGATAGTCATCCTAAAAGTCTTATTATAAGAAGTATTGCTATTAATATATTTTTTATATTTGTACGAATTATAATTGATGAATTAATTGAAGGTAACAGAATAGTATTAAAAGACCTTGGGGAAATAGAACTAAGAAGTAAACCATTTGATAATAAATACAAAGGTTGGAAACAAGACTTTGATAGAGCAAAAAATAAAGGTTTTTATACAATGATACAAGTTACTTATAGTAAGCACCAAACATCACAATTTAAGTATGGATTTCCATATTGGTCTTTTGGAGAATACTATAAAAAGAAAGTACATAACTTAGAGAATAAAGGCAAAAAATTTTAAATATGAGACCAATTAAGAACATACCTGTACTTACTGAAGAAGAAAAGAAATTCCATCTTGAATTCAGTAATAAATTTTATGGAAACAACTTTGACTCTAAGTTGTATAAAACTATTTTTACTAATAACAAAAAACAAAAAACAAATCCAAATGGCAAATAATAAGTATTTTACAGCAAATGAGATATATGCCAGACTTATTTCTTCTTACCGAACTAAAGGAAAAGAGATAAGTCCTATTATGGTAATGAGATGGTGTAGTGAACTTATTACTGATATTCTCACCGACCCTGTAGGTCTTGTAAAAAATAATAAGTACAAATGTAATGTAACTGATAAGAGAGCGCTTTTACCGGCAGATATATTTCGTGCTGAAGCTTTCTATGATTCTAATATGAATGTTCTTAAAAACGATTTTATATATCAAGGACAGTATATTTTTTTACCGGACAATTACACTGGTTCTTTTATTTATATTGATTATTTTTCATTAGCAGTTGATGAAAAAGGATTTCCTTATATTAAACGTGGATATGAAATGGCTGCATATAGTTATTGTGTTTATAAGATGTTTGAAGAAGATGCAACATCAATACCGCCTCGAATTCAACAATGGAGATGGCTTCAGATATGTCAGGATAAAGATTGGGAAATAGAAGCTGCATCACGTTCATGGCAAGATGTTGATGAAAGCATGATTAAAGAAATACATGCTATTTTGATAGACCCTATGTATATGCAACGTTATAGCCCGGAACGATTGGATGAAATTGGTAATAAAACTTCAAAACGTACATTATAATGCAACACATAAATGGATTTACCGGTGGTATGAAAAGAGGTATAGATTACTCTAAATATCCACAAGACAGTTATCTTTTATTGAGAAATGGAACCATGCTAAAGAATAATAATTATGGTATGGTGATAACTAATATAAATGGAAATAAGAACACAAATTATATGTTAGGTGCTACGGAATATCCGATAGCATCTACTTCGTTTAATGACATTATGTATTTTATGACTTATAATACAACTACTCAAAAAATAAGATTGTATTATAAGCTTAATGATGTAATTAGTCCATTACAAAACATGATAGACATTGACCAGTCTGTTGACTTTGAAGTAGATTCTTCTATATTTGGTTTTACTTCAAATAAGCTTGTTGAAATGATAGCTAAAGAAAGCTATGATGGTTCTACTGATCTTTATCTTTGTGATGGTCTTAATCCAAACATTATCATAAATACAGGAATAGATCGTAATGGTGTTTACACAAATCGGAAATATCCTGCTTCTCCAAACAAAGAATTATTTACCCATCAAAAATCAGTAAAATCAATACCAACTGTAACAAAGAATGTAGATGTAAATGGAAATCTAAAACCCGGAGCTTATTATTTTTATATTCGTTATGAAGATGAAAGTTTAAATCCAACTCCATTTATAAAGGAAGTAGGACCGGTATTCATTCATTCAAATAATAGTGGTGTTCTGAATGATGGACAAATGATAAACAAACGTATTATTTTAAATATTGACAATGCAGATACTAATTATAAATACATTGGTATTGGTGTTGTTTATTTGTTTGGTAAGAATGGTTTGATTTCGCGTGAGAATTTCATTATTGATAAGCCATATACTATTACCGGAGAAACGATAAATATAGTGTTTGATGGTAATAATGTAACCAGAACTCTTGTTCTCGAAGAGCTTTTAAAAGACAATATTAAGCAGAACATATCTGAAACGGCTACTCAAATAGATGGTGTTTATTATGGTGCTAATTGGAAAGGAACAAAAGAGAACAATGAATACTTAAAAACTATTGCTTCACTTATTATACCTCATGCAGTATTAAAAGACACTTCAAACTTTTATGCTGTATATGATGGCAATAACACAGAAAACGAATATATTGAAGAAGAGGGTTATCCTTTAGGAGTATCGTTTATGATTGATGGCCGGTACAAAACAGATGTATTTCCTGTACTTGGTTGGAATGAAGGAGCAAGGTCTTATGTATTCCCAAATCATCATATTACTTATTCTAAACTTAAAACTGATCTTTCCGGTGCAACAACAGAACAAGTATTAGAATACTTTGATAATACATTACGCTACAAAAACAACAATGGTATCTTTTACTTTCCAAAGAAATCAGCTCTTTCTACGGACACAGACGTTCATTTTAGGCTTATGGGACTTAAAATGGATTATGAGTATGCAAAACAATATATAAGCGCTTATACGGGAGAAAAACCGAATATTACAGGAATATACATTATGCAAGGTAAACGATTAAAGAATTTCGTTACTCAGGGTTATTCGGTAGCATCTGTTGAAGCTGTAGGATTTATGAATGAATTTCATACAACTAATACTGATCAATCATCAACAGCTAAACTTGGTATAGGACAAAATACACGACTTGGTAATAATCTGTATAAAGCAGCATTTCCATTATTAGATGGAAGTAATGTACGTTTATTTCCTGTTCTTCGTGTTTTACGTTCTTACAAAAAGAATCAGATAATGGGTTCTGATGATACTTATGCTGATCGTGTATGGCGTTTAGAAGCAAATTCTCCAAGTGAACTACCTGTTATGGATAATGAAGAAGAATTTCTTTATCCGATACCTTATAATAAACATACAGATTCAAATAGAAGATATTTCCAGTTTAAAGCTTCAGCTCAAGATATTTTATACAATAAATCTATTTATGACCATTCTATTGAGTTTAGAAATATAAAAACAAATAAATTTTGTATTTATAGTCCAGATATACTTCTTGATCGTTCATTAGTAATTAATTCAGAATTGTTTATAAAGCCTGTTATCTCTTTGCATGATTTTACAGAAAGAACGACTATTACTTCAGATTACACTGATACTATTAATCATTTGAATTCTTTTACTCAATATAATAATGTTAGGTATGATTCTATACCAACATATGGAAATTATATAGATAAAATGAGTAGGGTGTTAAATCCTTTAGTTGAAAACTACATAAAAACTACATATTTAGATATAAGACATACTTTAGCATCAATCATAAATGAAAATACTATTTATTCTGATTTCAATGGATTCAGTAGCAGGATGAAAAGCATTATTGAAGTTTATGGAGATGATTATAAAAGTGGAACAGATAATCAGTCATATACAATAACAAATTTTTTAAATGAATCTCGTGAAAATCTTTTTAAAGCCGGAATATTATTGAACAGAACAAAAAAGAATGTTTCTGATAATGATATTACAGTTCCTATTTTTAGAGATAATAATAATGATACTGCTGGAAAAGAATGGTCTTTATATCCATTTAGTAATAAGTTTGCAGTACCATTTGATGTTGAAAGAAATGAAAATTCAATTCCTCAAATAGTAACAAACATGTCAATGAAATCAACTCCTTATATTGGTGTTGTTACCGATAATAGAGGTGCTTATTTAAAAAACGCATATGTAGGTAGTAGTATTGATTATCGTGGTTTGCATAATCATATTGTAAATATATATTTATATCAAAGCTTATATTATTATGTAACAGCAAATGAAAACTCATATAATAGAAATGCTGAGATGTATTCATTTATATTGAATGATACATTTGTAAATAATGATTCAGATTCAATATTTAAAGGTGATTTATTCAGTCAAAAAACATTTATGCGTTGTTTAAGATGGACAGATTTACCTGAAAAAATGAATTTCAAAACTGATAGCAGTTATAATTACGATAAGTCTTATGGCTGGAAATATGGTAGAGCTTTTAATCTTTATCTACAATCTACAACGAATACATATCTTCGCGTTCCTGGACCAGATGATACTTTCTATCCTTATGTGAAGAATGAAAATCTTGGAACAGATCAGGAAACAATGGAAATTTTTACTTGGAAAGGAGAAAAAGAAAATATGCTTCGCGAAAGTTGGACATACAATGATGCTTATCATCAATTGTTAGGATTATTTAAACTTCCTGCATTTGATGAAGTTCTTGCAAAACAAATGTTCAATAATACAAATAGAATACGCTTTTCATTAAAGCATATAAGCGGTTCTATCGTTGATTCGTATCGCGAACTATTACTTGATGCTTATCAAGATTATGCGTTCGAAAATGGAGAGATATTAAAGCTCGTAAAGTACAATAATACGTTATTCTCTATACAGAGTACAGGAATACTTCAACATTATCAATCACAAAAACTTGAAGCTACCGGTGATACTTCTGAAATACTTCTTGGAGATAAATCATTATTATCTGATAATTACAGACAAATAGGTGAATATGGAACACAACATAAAGAAAGTGTTTGTGTAGGTGATTATGGTATTTACGGTATTGATTGGAATCGTGAATGTATATGGCGTATAAAACCAAATGCTACACAAACTGGTGGTTTGTATTTTGGACTTGAAGAACTTAATGTTCAAAAATCTTTATTTACTATTTTCAAAGAAATAAAAGACAATAATGTAAAAGATTTAAAACAAGATTTATATGGAACTCCAAAACAGGGTATTACCTCTGTTTATGATGAAAAAAACCATGAGATATTATTTACTATTCATTATGGTTATATGGATGGAGGTGTTGAAACTAATCGTAGTACAACAATTGTGTTCAGTGAAATATTTGATACATTTGTTGCTGAATATTCTTTTAATAATAGTATGTTCTTAAAACATGGTAACAAGTTGTTTTCTTTTATAAAAGGAAATAGATATATACAGGAACAATATAAAGGAACATCAAAATTACCAATAGAAATAGAATTTATTATAAACTGTGCTACACAAGACAAAGAAAGTAATGCATCTTCTTTTGAAAAAGAATTTAAAGCACATTTAATAAATATGTGTCCAGAGGAACTTGATTATATTAAGTGGGAAACAGAGTATCAATTTTCAGAAAAAAATCCTTTTATAAACAACACGAATTTTTGGAGTAACCCTGAATACAGAGAGCATATATGGAGAGTTCCTATAGAACCTAATCAAAATAATAATAATGGTCCAATATCAACAGATGATTTCAAATCTTTCGAACAGGATAGTCAGATGAAAGGACAATGGATTAAGGTATCTATGAAGTATTCAGGAGACAATGAATTTGTTTTAAGAGATGTAGTTACAAATTTTATAATATCATTTTAATATGGCAATTTATTCACCACCAAAAGAAAGCAACTTAGGTTCAATAATGAGTACTTCCGGAAACGCAGCAATGGCAGTCGGCGGAACTCTTGTTGCAACAGGAATAGGAACGATACCCGGACTTGTAATTGCAGGTGTAGGAGCTTTAGGTTCTATAGCAGGAAATATAATAGATAGTTCTTCGAAAGTAAAGAGGAGTAATTATGAAGAACAATATAAAGCATTAGTTGAAGGAGAAAATAATCTTAATACAAGTATTTATAATAACTCTTTAAACAAAGATGCTTATAATAAAGCTGGTATTAATAGTAGTATAAAAAACATTAATCAAATGTTAGAGCCAATGTCGGCTAAGTCAAAGGTTGCTGGAAATGCAGGAACATCAATTATAGACAATCGTTTAGTATAAATATTATGGCAATTATAAATAAAGTACCATTTGCAAATATGCCTGGTTATCCAAAGTTTAATACACAAAGTCCTACATGGCAAGGTGTAGCAAAAAAAGCAGCAGAAAATGATTATTGGAATACTGATCCTGATGTATTGAAGTTTAGAGAATTATACAGAAACAAATATGGAGAAGAACCATCAAGAGATCCTAAAGTTGCAAAATATGATTACGATGCAGCTTATAAGTCAGGAGTAAGACCTGTATTAAATAATGAAGATGGATTGTATCATTGGGATAGTAAATTCAAATCTGATGATCATCCTAATAGATATGTAGATGGCATAGACACCAAAACAGGTGTTCCTTTAAAATCTGTATCTTTAGAGAAAGAACAACCAAGTAGTATTTTTGAAAATAGTTTACAAAAATTTGAAAACAATTTATTAAGTACTATTGCTTCTCCGGTGAAAAAAAATACACCAGAAGAAAGAAACGCTATTTTAAATCAGGAAGGACAATTTGAAGATGTTACTGAATTTAAACCTAATTTCAATAAAACAGAAGTTGATGCTTTAAAAGAAAGTGTTGACAATAAATTGAATATTGGAAAACCAAGCACTTTACAGACCACAAATATTATAAGTGGTATCAATACAGCAGCCAACGTAATTAATAACATTGTAGGGGCTGTAACAGCTTCTAAAATGAAACCTACACTCATTGGTTATCGTGCACCAGTAGAAGTAAAGACTATCAGTGATAATACAGAACAAGTAAAAGCCGGAGCGCAAGAACAGATTGATAGAGAAATAGCAGGAGTTAGAGATGTAAATCGTCGTTATGGTAAGAGTGTTACTGGAGAGTTGTTATCAAAGTCATTAGCTGCGGAAAATGATCTTTCTTCTAAGCTTGCACAAACACGTTTAGGTATTGAAGCACAGAATGCTCAAATGGAAAATCAGATGAGTCAATATAACGACCAAGCAGAAAGAAACAGAGATGCTTCAAATGCTCAAATACAGACTCAATTTGACATTCAAAAGTCTGGAATAATATCTAATGCCATGCAAGGTATTTCAGGTGCTCTAACCGGAGGTATGCAATCAATAATTGATAATACCATGTATGGAAAGTCAATGGAATATGCTACATATAAAAATGAACTAAATTCTATTGATGAAGAAATGAAAGCATCAACAAGTGATATTCTTAAATATAATGAATTAAAAGTTCGTAGAGAAAAGCTTCAGGAGAAATTCAATGATTTTATAAGTAAAACATATAAAGTTTAATAATATGCCTATATGGAACAATAATGTAGCTGGAGCACCTAATAGTGTAGGCTATGGATATGCAATAAATCCCGGGATAACTGTCAAACCAATTGATATGCGGCAGTTTATTGATACACCAAGTAGTGGTGGTTCAGGTTCACGTTCTTCAAAAAGTGGTTCATCTGATTTAGATTTTTCAAATATGCGTGCTGGTGTTTCTAAATCATACTATAATAATTCTAATATTATTGAATCTGAAATTAATTCACTTACAAGTAAAGCAAGTGATGCAATGTATAAGGCTATAAAAAGTGGTAATGAAACTGATCTGAAAAATATTCAAACGTTATATAATACAAAGCTTAATGAATTATATTCTATGCGTTTGATGAATGAAGCTGCAAAACAAAATGAGATATTACATTTTCAAGCTAATAAAGATGCATATAGTAAATTTCAAGAAGATAATAATCTTAATGAATATGCTATTACATCAGATAGTTCTGATTTGAGTAATCCTTATGATTTTTTCCACAATAACCCTTTCATTCTTAAACGTGATAATAAAAATGTAAAAATACTTACTAATCAAGAAGTACTTACAGACGACAATTTATCATCATATATTGATGAAAAAATGAATCCAACACAAGCTGTTATTCCTCATAGAATAAGTACAAGTACTACTGTTCAAAAAAACATACAAGAACAACTTGATAATGCCGGAAGTATAGAATACTTATCAGGAAATCCAAGAGTTATTTATGATAATATTGTTCTTAGTACAACAACTAATGCAAACAATCTTAATGAAAAAGTAAAAAATATATGGCTTTCATTATCTCCGGAAGATAGACAGTATATTACAAGTCGTACTTTAAAAGAAGGAATACCTACTAAAAAAGGTGTTGTAAGTGGTAATGTTTATATGAATGATATATTCAATGAACAAATCAAGTACAATGATGCTCTTGAAAAATACGAAAAAGCTCTTAGTGAAAATAAAGCTGATGAAGCTGAGAAATATAAAAAAGAAGCTGAAAAAGCAAAAGCACAAGGTGAATTTCTGTCAGAACATTTATACAATAGTGCTATGGCTAATGCTATTTTCATTGCTCAGGGTAAATCAATAGGTATGGTAAATAAGACCTATAAAACACAAAAATTGAGCGAAAATGATATTTTACGTGGTGGTGATGGTTTGCAAGAAACAAAATACAGTAGTATGCTTCAAATGTTATATGCTTCTGCTGAAATGTATGATGGTATTATGTATTTTGGACATGAAGGAACCGATATACCACAACTTACATATCTTAGAGATCAACAAGGCCGGCCACGAGCAAAAACATTTAATGTAACTAAAGATTATAAGGATATATTTGCCGAACAAGGTGGATTTGGTACTAAATATTCACATGAGATTAAAGATAAAAACTTAACTTTAAGAGATCTTGGTCAATACTTTATTGCTAATGGTATTTATATCAATAAAGATATGATTACTAATAATGACGAAGTTAAAGCTGTTGATATTGCTTCAACAGGTTTCCAATTACCAGCATTTTATAATCCAACAAATAATCAGCTTTATTCTACAGATATTAAACGATACAATGGTCAGGTAATATCTAAAAATTATATGGGTGTTGTATTTGAAGCAAAAGGTAATACAAAATTACCAATGATTGCAGCAGATGGTAAAACCATTGTTCAAAGAGAACTTGCAGATATTTGGGAAATACAATCTAAGGATCCGACTTCTAAATACAAAACAGGTTATCAAGTAGAAAAATATGGTAAAAAATATCGTTTTGTTCTTTTACAAGAAGCTCCTTCTCCATATTACGGAAGCATGGGAATGATAAATGATGGTACAGAAGAAGTACAAGCTCTTGCTCAAGATGCAGATGAAGGAATGATACAATCATTTAGAAGAATAAAAAAGATTCAACAAAGTAGATACAAAACACTTCAAGGACCTGATGATACCATAAAGCCAGGAATATTTATAGATGGTAAATTAATGGAAGGAACTCCAGCTGATGTTTATCAGAATTTAAAGAAACAAATGAATAATCCTTCTTATGGTCTAAAGACACCACAACAACGTAAAATGTGGATATACAATCAAGCTGATAGAGCTGCAAGAGGTATTCAAGCTGTTGATCCGGATAGAGCTAATGAATACAGACAAGGTATCATTAATGCTTATGAAGAAGAAGAAAGAAAAAGAATAAATCAAACAGAGAATTGGTTAAAACAGAAATAAAACATTATGAGTACAGAAATTAAAAGCACAGAAGCATTTACTACTCCAGATGGTAAAACAGCTATTAAATATGATGTTGTAAACGAAAGTCTTTTAAACAATAAGCCTTTAGAGGATGTGTTTGAAGAAATGCGTTATAATGACGAGGTTGTAATTAATACACCTGAATACTATAAACAACAGTTTGGTGTTAAAGCTAACCCAAGCAATCCAAATGCTTTAGAAGATAAACAGATTGATATGTTTGTTTCTAAAGCTAAAGTTCTTAAAGAACAATTTGGTAAAATGAAAGAGTATGGTACTACTCCGGGGGAAGTAAGTGTACAAAGAGATTTCTTAAAAAGGAAAGCAAAATACAAAAGTATTGTACTCAATCCTTATATGGGTGAGATTGGTTCTGATAAAGCATATAAAGGATTTTTAAATCCTGAAACAGGAACTTATGCTACTATTGGTACAGAAGAAGAAATTGCAGAAGCAAGTGACTTTATGTATGAAGCAGAAATGAAGATTGATGAAAATGGTATGCCACGTTCTGTTATTACAAGAGTACCTAAGCCTTCAACGCAAGCTGAATTTCATAAAAAGTATGGAGATGGTAAACGAGTAGTTACAACTATTCGTGAAGAGAATACAGACCAACCTGTATTTGTTGCTATGCCGGCAGATAGTTTTGTTGCTGATGGTAATATTTATAGTACTAAATATGGTGCACAAAAACTTTTTAGTGATAGTTTTCTTGGTGAATCATGGAAAGGTTTCTATAATGGTTTATGGAGTAAAACTATGCGTTCTGGTAGTGAGGTAAGAGGTTTATTGAATGATGCATTAAGATATGATAAATCACACATTTTCACAAAAGGTCCTGAAATAGTAAATAATTATGCTAATCAGGTTCTTGATATACTTTCTCAGGAGGGAAATTATAAAGGTGTTGAAATGCTAAAAAAAGCAATTGAAGAAGATGATTACATTGCTATGAGTGATGCTTTTGATTATGCTTATGCTAATATAGATCCTGTTGTATCAAATAGACTAAAACGTATTGCACAGCCTTTAGATTGGGGAAAAGTAAATCAAGAAGTTGTACGTTCATTTAATGATTGGACATCTGCATCTATGGATCAGAGTGAACAAACAAGAAATGGAAGAACTGCAAGTGCTGTATTAGCCGGTTATAGTGAAATGGTTGGTATGCTTGCTCCACAAATTGCTATTGCTATGGCTACTGGTGGTGCTACAACAGGAATAAATATGGCTGTAGCAGGTGCTCGTGGTGCAGCTACAAAACTTGCTCTTAATAATGCTATAAGATTTGGTGCTAAGACACTAACATATACGCTTGGTACTTCACAAGCTGTAGGTTCTGATATGTATCGTTCTCTTATTGAATCAGGATTAGAACAAGGTGAAGTTGGCCGTACTATGATATGGTCTTTACCTGTAATGTATGCAACTGAAAGGCTAACTGGTGGTTGGATGTTTAAATCAATGGATGATCCTACACGTAGAACAATAATTGACCAAGTATGGAAACCAGGAATTGAAGCTATTCAAAAAGCTGTATCAAAAGGTGCACCGGATGCTGTAAAACAAAAAGCAGTAGCACAAATGTTTACTAATCTTATTAAGAATAAGTCTTTTCAAAAATGGCTTGATAAAGGTTCTTTTGGTGCTGATTTAGTAAGAGCTAATATTAGTGAAGGTATTCAGGAAAACATGGAAGATCAAATTTATAATGGTCTTGAGTACTATTTAAATGAAAATGCACCTGTATGGGCTGAAGTAGGTAAAGGAAAATCTGATGTAGATAGTTTCTTTATAGGATTTGATCAATTAGCAAATACTACTGGCGGGACTATTTTTGCCACTACTCTTATGCAGACATTACTTTCTGGTATTCCAAGAGGTATTCGAAAAATGAGAGGATTACCCGATACTAATAAAGATACTGAAAGGGATCAGTGGTTGATGCATAAAGTGCTTACTAATGAAGCTAATCAGGTTGCTACTGAAATGTTTGAAGGATGGCAGCGTGGAGAATGGCATGGAGAAAAAGGGACACCACCTGTATTATTGACAGAAGGTTTTCTTAGTCCTGAAGAAGCAGCAACAATGATGGTACCAAAAAGTAAGTATTTGCAGGAGTTTGGTTTTGAAGAGGGTAAACAAATTGAAACTGTTGGTGAGGCGAGATTTATAGAAGCTATTACCACACTTGAAGCTTTTGAAGATTTAAGTAATAAAATGGGATTGAATGAAGTAAGTAAAGAAGCACTACTTCAATCCGGTTTTAAAGGAAAACTTCTACTACAAAAATCATTTGAAGCATATAAGAATCTTGTTGAATATGATAAAACAGCTATAACAGACTTTGAACAAGCGAACTCATTAAGTTTAAATACAGTACTTGATAAGGTAAAGCAGAATGAAGTATATGCACAGCAAGGACTTGGAGAAAACATTGTAGCGCTTACTGAAAAAGAAAATGAGTTACTTACTATATCTAAAGATTATATTGCCGCAAAACGCAACTATGATTATCATACAGAGATAGAAAAAGGCACTTCTCATACAGCAGCCATTAATGACATGATGAAAGAGTTTACTACTATAGTAACTCAAGTAAATGCAGAGATGGATAAAATTATGGGTAATGCTAATGGACACGTTATACCTGATGATGTAAAAGCAAGACCAGACTTTAAAGCTAAATACTTTGAAGCATGGAATAATATTGTAAAGGAAAAATTTTCATATCCTGATTATAAAGGAGTAGTAAATAGACTTGAAGGACTTAAACAAAAAGCTGATGCCAGACGTGCCAAAGTAATTTCTGATATTGAAAATAAGACTGTGTTTAATGACATGATGAGTATTTCAGAACGTTTCAGTAAACAATTTGAAGGACTTAAAAATGAATACAGTCGTCAGCAACTTACTAAGTTGTTAGAAGATTTGTTTACAAAACAGCTAACAATGAATATGACTTCTCCAACATCATTTGTTGACAATCAACAACTGAATGAACTGAGGAGTAAATACAGTGAGCAATACAATCAGATTAAACAAGCTATGAAGATAGCTGAACAAAACGAAGTAGAATCTGTAGAAAATGAAATTATTGCTGAGAATAATCAGGAAGAGCTTAATGAATTAAGAGCTAAGTATCAAAAAAATCTTACTGAAACAGTATTTGATAATGATGGTAATCCCATGGAAGTAGGTATTCATTTAAATAAGAATACACCACAATACTTTGATGGACGTAAGAATCGTAAACTTAATCTTATACCTTTCAGAAATGAAACAAATGAAGAATATCAAGAAAGGGTAAATAAAGCTATATCTGAAAATACTGTAGATTATAAGAATTATGTTGAAGAGTTTGCTGATAATGTAGAAAAAGAGATTTTAGAGCTTGAAGCATGGGTTGAATCAATTAAGAATAATAACGATAGTTACAAAACTAAATATCCTAACGGGAAATATAATAACAGTAATCCTGCTATGATTGCCCGTAGTGTAATAGATAGTATTGAATCAAGTCGTGAAGCTATTAAAAATAGTTTTACTGTAGCAAAAGCTATTAATGGTGTAGAAAATTATACTGAATATGCTAATGAAGTAGAACGTAAAATAACTGAAGCATTAGCATCGGAAGAATCAGGTAATGTACGTGATAAACTTAATGAACAATACAATAAACTCGAAACTGTAAAAGAAGGTATTGGGCAAGCTGAATATCTTGAACGTGCTAAAAGAGATCACATGAGAACTGTAATGGTTGAAAACAACATTTACAGCGTGATAGAGATACTTTCTCACGACATAATGATTAATGATACCGATAAATTACAAAACCCGTTATTTGACCAATTAAGATCACTAAATCCATTAAGTGAAGAAATACTTTCTGCAAATGGTAATTATACAAATGAACAATTAAAAATACTTTCAGAACGAAAGAGCTTACTAAATAACGTATTAAGCTTCCTTGCACAAAACAAAGAAGTAGTATTCTCGGAAAGAAATCTTCCCGGGATTTTTGGCATCTATGAAGCATATGCTATAAAGGGTAATTACAATCAGGAAACAAGTATCTTTTATCAGGCCGATTCAAAAGCAGTAAGTGGTAATACAAATGCTGTACGGAATAGTAGAGAGTCAGGTATGGTACCAATGAATGTAAATGGAGTATATTTCTTTGATGGTTTATATGGAAAAAAATCTGTATCTAATCCTGATATAGTAAAAATGCGTTTGAAAGAACATTTAAATGTACTTACATGGATTGCATCTGGTTATACCATAAATGATATTACATCTATCCGTAAGGAAATGCTTAATGAGAATCGCAATACAGAAACAGAAGAACAGGAATCTGTAGTAAATTCTGTTATTGCATTTCTTACTGGTGATAATATTTACAAAAAGCTTTATGATTATTTGGATAGAAACAATAATTATAGTAGTGAAGAAAATATTTACAACGTAAATACTTTATACAATGCCTTAACAATAACAGGTGATTATGGTGTTGGAAAAACACAGTTTGTTTTTAAACAAGCAATAGACATATTGGCCAGGTTAGAGATTAATAAAGAAAGTAGAATAAAAGGTGCAGCAGTTGTAAGTATTACTAAGAATCTTGAAAAGGTTCATAAAGATACATTTGATACAATTCTTCCGGAAGGAACAAAATATCTTGATTTTAAATCAGGTTTTGTAGAGAATATAGATAATCTTGATACTTCAGAAGGAATGGTTTATATTGTTGATGAAGCTTCTATTCTTATACGTGAGGAATTTGAAGCTTTAATGAATAAATTCAACAATTCAAAAGCAAAGATTATTTTCCTTGGTGATATCTTTCAGATGAGAGATGCATTAAGTTCAGATAAGCTTCCTCATATTATAACAAGAACTATGAATACTCATTTGCTTACAGAGCAATTTAGTAGTAATTCATCATTGTTACGTGAACTTGCTAACGAACCACGTTCTAAAGCTGTTGGTACAGGTAATCTTTCAGACCAGATTCCTACTTTATGGAATGTAAAAGTATTTAGTAAAATAATAGATGGTAAATTACAAGGTGCTCACTATTATTCAGATGAAAATGAAATGTCAAAAGCTTTTACGAATAATCTGACAAATGAAAGTAAGAAAGCCATTATATTTGCTAATCAAGCTCATCTTGATGCTTTTTTGGCTAAAGCTGAAAAATCGGTTGCTGATGCTATCCGTGCTAATATGGACAAAGTGTATTTTGGTTTCCGTATGGGTAATACAGAAACTTCAAAACTTATACAAGGCTTACGTGAAGAAGAGGTATATGTAATGATAGACCCTGTTACTGCAAAAGAAAGGTTTGGTATAAAAGAAGAAGCTATTGTAAGTTCTGCTTTATATACATCCATTGGTCGCGCTTCAAATTTTGTAGGACTAATTAGTAGTGATCAATCATTAAATGCAAAAAATGAAAATGAAGCTCTATCTATTGGACAACCTGTAAGTAGTGATAATCCGCTTATACAAGACATGCTTCTTAGATTTAAAGCTAAAACTGATTTATTTTATTCATATATCAATTCAGACAATTATCGTAATCATAAAGAAGAAACTGAAGCTGATAATACCGGTAATACCGGTAATAAAAAAGCAGATAAGCAAAATGAAGTTGAAACATTTACTGAGCCTATTGAAGTAAACAATATAAAATATAAGGTAAATGTTACTATTGACAAAAAGAATGATTCTGTTGTAGGAACATTCCTATATAAAGGTGCATACAGAACAGTAGAAGTAACCGGTGGTAATTTATCATCACAAGGACGTGCGACTATAATTGCTGAACTCCGTGATCTTATGATTAAAGAGTTGACAGTAAATCCAGACCCTGTTATTACTAAACGTAGTGTTACTCATGCTACTATTGGAAATGATATAGTAACTATTACTGATTATGTTGAAGTAAACGGTGTTCTCGGAACTATTGATGAAATAATAGAAGTAAATGATAACGGTAAATTATCTTATGAACTTGTAATTGATGGTAAATTGATAACAATTAAGTCGAGCGATGCTATCAATTTCATAGAAGTTGAAGATGTTGAAGATAATACTGGAGAAGGTCACTTTCTTCGTATTACTAAATCATATAACAAATACGTTGCAAATAAGAATTTATTTACTATTTGGTCAACATCTGCATCTCTTGTTGGTATGAGTAGTAATACTACAAATGCTGACAAACAGAAACGCCGTAATTTCAATGATCTTGTACTTGGCAATATAAATACCTTTATGGGTATTAAAAATGCTTCAAATCAAGCTGTATCTGTAAAACTTGTAAAAGGTAAATACACCTATTTAAATGATAAAAATGAAGAAGTAACAGAGGACAACATGATGGTTGTGCAGGTTGAAGTAAAAAATAGACCTGCATTTGAAGCATTAGTAGCTAAATATGGAAAAGCATATAAAGGAATTGATGTACCAAAAGAAAATACTTTTATTATTGGTACTGTTACTATGCCGGCCATACCTGTTTATAATGCCGACTATGATTTTGTTTATTATTCTTATGAACGTATTCAAAATGGAACTTCAAGAAACCAATTAATAGCTGACTGGAACATTGCACAATTACCCGGTGATACACAAAATATAACTCGTGATAATTTACGTGACATGAATGTTGCCATTTATGATATGTATAATTCACCAGAAAAAGAATTTGAAGTAAAATCATTTCTTGATGGAGAAAGAAAAATACAGTATCAAGCAGGAGTACAAACACTACAAGAATTTTCTGATAACAGCCAATATGTATTTGAAATAAAAAATCCATATTCAGGAAAGAATAAAGCTGGTAACAGAAGAATTATTGTAAAAACAAATATCCCTGGAGTGTCTGAAATAATTTGTACAATGCCTACATTTGGTCAGAACCCAGTAGCATGGCAATCATTACTTGACCATATAATAAAAGAAAATCCATTTGATGTATCTATTCAAAAAATGGCTAATAAGTTTATAGAAGAAGAAGAACAAGTAAAAGCACTTAATAGTGATTTTATAAACTCTCTTCTTGCTCGATTTATTTTGAATAATTACGCCGAACTAAAAAGTAATCCTGCTCTTTCAAATAAGTTATTTGGTGGACTTGTATCTATCAAAGACAATCATCATGTCGATATAATAGGAAGAAATGCTAAAGAAATACAAGAGAATTACAAAAAAGTTATTAACAGACTTTTTAAAATTTCATCTTATGAAGTAAATACTTTGTATGATTTTGCTGAAGTACAAAAGAACGGTTCAAATCGTGTATTGACAGATCATGATGGTAATCCGCTTATTAATGATTTGACTAAAATTTATACTCATGCTTTTCGTATTAATAATGTAAGTGGATATCCACAGATTGATAAACCGGCTGTTCCTAAAAATGAAAAATCACAAGAAGTTCCACAAAACAATAATCTTCCACCGATTGATAATTTTAGTTT